CTACTTCTTCTTCCTCTTGGGTAGGCTCTTGCTCGTCTTGTACTTGGCCTCCCACCTCTGGGCCAGCTTCGGTTTCGTCGCGTGTAGGAACCTCCTCTGTGCTTTGCTCTTGAATGGCATCTGCTATCTCTTCTTGTTGGATTACTAGGTCGTCGATTTGGCTTTGCAACCTATTCTGAAATGGCTTGGCTGTACCTGCCATGCGGCGCTCCAGCTCCCGCTTGCGAACCTCAAGGGCAAGGGCCTTCTTCTTCTGCTCAGAAGACATGCCCTCTACATCGCGGATGCCGTCGAGGGCTTGAACCGTACTCTCATATCCGTCCAAAGCTTCCTTGGCCTGCTTGCCCGTAAGCTTGCCTTGGTTGACAAGGTTCTTGAGGTGAGCAGCAATCATAGGCTTGGAAGCACCACGGTTGCCGGGGTCGGATAAGAATTCAAGGATAGCCAACTGCTCGTCGCTCAGGCTTGCGTAGTCAGCCTTTTGGAAGGCCGCGCCTACTGCTGCTGGGGTACCGAGAACGAAAGAACCGACCGCCTCTTGAGCACCGGCGTTGACCACCTGACCAATGATTTCGTTGAGCGCCGGAGTATCTAAATCGGGGTTGTCGCTGACGGCGTTCCAAACTTTCTTGAATCCGATGTCGGCAACCTCTTGGGCCATACCCGTCTCAAACTCTGCGGCACCAGCGTTACCTAGGGTGAGCAGGCCACGGGCCATAGCGTTGTTTACCTCGAGGGCAACGGTTTCCCTGAACGACCTTTGGCCTACACCCAGAGAAGGCCTGCCCAACACCTTCATCAAAAAGTGACTGGCAAAACCTTTGTTTGCCATCACGTTCCGGAACCCGATGTTTTCTAATACCGCAACGGTGGCGCCGAGGGGTACCTTGAGCAAGAGCTTGTCCTGCTCAGTGACGCCCTGCAACTCTGGGTTGTCACGGAACTCTTGGTCTACGTGGTCGGTGGCCTGACCGAACATACGGGCGGTACGAGAGGCGGCCTTAAACCCTGTCGTAAACAGCTTCTTCCCCAGACCAACGAAAGCAGGTATCGACTCGATGGCCCCCAATATGGAGCCCGTCCACCAGCCCTGCTGAGCCATCTCATAGGCGTAGGGTGTCCTTTCAGACTCTCCCGTAGCCCACATGATGCCGTCGTATATCGCATCCCCAACACCCTTGCTTTCCTCATCCCCGTATTTCTGAAGCTTCCGAAGGTCGTCGAACACCTTCATGTCAACGTCGTGCTTCAAGGCGTCAGGCAGGCCCCCGTACCACTGCTCAAACTCTTCGGCTGACACGTCTTCGGTGCCACCCAATTCTTTATACGCTTTAAGGAATCGCTCAGGGAACTCCTCGTCGTTGCGCATATCCACTAGAAGCCCCGGGGACGACACGTCGAGGACGAAGTTGGCCAGTCCGCGAGCCGTCATTGCTGTACCTCGAGACAACGCCGTCTTTACAAGCCCACGCCTCGTTGAGATACCACCCTGTACCTCTACGAACTCTGCTGCCGCACGGTTAATCTCTTGGTTGGCATAAAGCAACTCTTGGCTCTTGTGCTGTAGCTGCCCCCGTAAATCTTGGATGCCCTGAAATTCAGCGTTGTATGCCTCGACCTGAGCTTTGTATTCATCAAACTCCTCAGGGTTGGCACGCAGGTATTCCTCTGTGTACTTATCTATTCCAGCATACTTCTCGTTAAACGCCGCTTCCACATCTGCGAGCTCACGAGAGAACTGCTGGAAGTTATTCATCTCGACGCTCAACTGATTGACGCGCTGGCCAAGCTGCTCCTCTGTGGCAAACTTCAGCTTCGCCGCCTGATAGTCGTCCTCTTGCTTGAGGAGGTTCTCCGATTCTTTCCGGTTTTCCTCTAGGAAGTTGCGCAGCTTCTCTGACTCCGACACCTCGGTGCTGCTACGCCATGGGTCTAGGTCTACGTCTAGAGTCTGACCATTCTTTGCAGTGACGGTCATCGCGTCGGTCACTAGCCCGGCGGTCTCAAAGGTGAACCCGTATTGTCCGAGCAGACTATTGAGTTCCATAACGGTATCGTCATCGTCCGTACGCCCAACAAGCTCGGGCGTAACCGCCTCCATAGCCATATCAAAAAACTCATCCGACTCCGTGCGAGGCTGCGCCTCCTCGACGACCGGGACCTCCTCCTCGACAATCTCCTCTTCAACAACGGGCGGCTCCAATGAACCATCCTCCGATACAGATTCCGTATCGTCTTTTTTTTTTTGCTCCGTGTCACCCCAAGCAGACATGAATACCTCGTCTGTCGTAGCCTCAGAAATCAAACCTTTAGCACGCCCTTGCTCCAACAAAGTCTGTCTTACCGACTCCGGCGCACTAGAGAATTGAGCTAGGTCTGTACCCTCACTGAGAAGCCCCGCGTTGATATAAGCCGAACGAAGTTTACCTAGCGTTGACTGTTGGTCCTGAGTTCCGTTCATGTTTGGATTGGGTTTCCGAATGCGTCCACCTCAGGGGTGTTTTCGTTGGGGTTGTCTACATCCCCAGAAGCAGTCGGGTATGCGTCACGCATCTCCTGAGTGTTGAAGTTCTTGTAGTTCTCTGGACCAAGGATGGACCTCAATTCCTCTGCCGTGATTTCACGGTTTTCGCTACGAGCAATATCAGACATCTCGATAAGCTGGCCTACGATGCCAGCGGCATTGGTTTCAGGAATGAACACTTGGTACGGCATCACATCCGGGATGAAGTACTTGATGAGGTTCTGCTCTGTGTCAAAAAACTGAAAGCCGGGCCGTGCAGCACTATTCGGAATAATCTCAACGTCCACGCCGCTGAAGTTCATTCGGGCCAAGGCATCTGTGGCCGCTGCCGCGACCATGTCTTGCCCCTCGTCGTCTTGCCCCACCGTACCAGTCCGAAGCTCATACTGAGCACGTGGGCTGGACTTCTTGAGAACCCCCTCGATGCCAACCTGAATCTCGTCGTCATATCCGACAGCGGGCTCCTCGTATCCTACGGTACGCTCGCCTCGCTCGAGAACGGTGTTGCCAGTGGGGACGACGCCCCCCTTATAGAAGCGACCGTAGTCACCCTCTACACCATGGAACTCCGTGCCCTCGCTAAGCCACTGAGACCGGCTCAGGCGATTCCCCTCTTCGTCAACGAGAGATACGTTACGCGAGGTGCCGTCGGGATAGAAGAAGGTGACCCTCTGCCCATCCGCGTCAGGAACGATACGGTCTACAATGCGCTCATCGGCTTCTTTGCCCTCGTTGAGCATACCCACGATAGCTTCTGCGGCTACGGTCTGGTCCTCGGGTGTGCCCGTACCAAGGGTGTCCCAGTTGGTTACCATCCGTGCCTCGCGGTCCGCACGCTCGCGGGCCTTCCTGTCCGCGTCGCTGTCCCCCCGCGTAGTATCCGCCGTAGGGGTCTCAACGAATGGGAGCCGGGCACGGAGCTGGTCGCGAACGGCCTCGAAAGACTGCTTGCGCTGAGCGTCACGGTGACGGCGTAGGGTGGCCTTCTCCCCGTCAGTCAAGGGCTGACCGTCGCGGGTAGCTTGCTCGTCGATATACCTTTCAAAAGCAGCATCGTCCTCAACAGCGCCAATCATACGGTCCGAGTTGCGAGAGCTCGGGACCATAAGGATAGCGTTGGGGTCGGCGATGGCGTCGTTGATATCGTGGGTCGTACTGTACAGTCCGCGCTTGAAATCCACGAGCACAGAAGTGTGGGCGTTGTCACCAACCAAAATACCGGAGACCGCATCGTTCTCGGCTGCAACATAATTCTCGTTTTGCAACGCGCTCTCCAACGTGCGTACGCCCCCGGCTTTAATCACCTCAACGGTTTTGCCCATCTGGTCTGCCACGTCTGTGGTGCGCCCCTCCACGTCGAGCCTGTCGTACTGCGACATAACGGCTACGCCAAGCTGACTGACGCTGGCGTACTCCTTTCCGTCTTCACCCACCAACCCTATAGAACCCGTAGGCGCATCGATAACGGGGCTGAACTTGCTGAAGTTTCCGAAGTCCTCTACGCGGGCCAGCTCCGATACCTCTACGCCGGAGGCAAGCTGCTCTTCCATGCGCTTGACGTGCTTCTCGTAGTTGGCGGCATACTTCTCGGCCTGACTGAGGTAGCCCTCGGTATTGGTTTTGAAGTTGTTGGTCGCAGCCATGTACTCGCGGTAGCTCATCTCCCCGCTACGCCACAGCTTGTTCATCATGAGCGAGTACTCTTGCGCGTCAGCCGCAAACTCAGACACCCGCTGGTTCGCGTTGGTGTCCGAACCCATTGGGGCGTCGGATAGGGTGGTGGTGACTTCGCCTTGGAGCTTTACCGCATCGTCGAGCTTCTCGTTACGTAGCCGAGTCTGCTCCTTGAGCATATCGACCATGTTCTTGCTAATCTCACTCCAGTCTACACGAGATTCGGCTGACCGCTCGGCGTATTTATAATAACTCATTGAATGCCAAGCTGACGGTTACGGAGATTGCGCACAAATGGGGTAGGTCGCATGTCAGGACCAATGTAATTTCCGTACACTCCGGGAATCTGAAACGGTAGTGGTTGCTGCACAGCTAGTGGCCCCGCCATAGCTCCTTGCGACGGAAGTAGCCCAAAGGAAGCCATGTTGTACTCGCCGGGGCCAGTAATCATCGGCTGAGCCTGTGTAGCTCCGGGAATCTGCGGAGCCACAAACTCTCCGGTAGAAATCTGACCCAGTCCAGCCGCCGGAGTTCCAGTCACGGGGAATGCGTTGCGTGGGCCTTCGTCATCCAAAGGAATCTCATACCCCTCAGCGTCAACGCCACCCATGGTCACGGGCCGAAGAGCCGCGTTGCGTCGTGCGGCATCCGCTGCGCCCTGTTGGATTTCGTTTAGCCTAGCCTCCTCTGCAAGGCGTTGCTGACGACGCGTGTTACCCTGACCAAAGTTGCCCTCCGCGTAGCTGCTGCTCAGCCCCTCGGCGATGCTGCCCAGAGTGCCCACGCCCTGAGCGATGTAGTTCGCCCGGTCCTCCTCGGCGTCGCGGACGGCGAGCTGAGCCCCCGCAGCCTCTTCCATGGCGATGCCCGCGAGCTGCTGCTGCCTGCGCTTGTCTTCGTCGGCTACGAGCTTGTTAATCTCGTCCATCCGCTGTCCCATCTCACCACGCACCTGACCCTGCCGTAGGTTCTGCGCCATCTGCATGCGCCCTGCCGTAGCCGCTGCACCACGGGTCTCCCCTTCGACGCCAGCTTGCATACCTGTAGCGCCCTGAGTAAGTAGCGCGTCGCGCATCAGCTCGTACGGCTCCTTGGCAATAGACAACTGCTCGTATGCATTGACATCGACGCGCCTCTTGGCCTCTTCTATGGCTTTGTCCGAAGCACGCTCCGCCGCCTCGCCACGCTTACGCGCCTTGTTGGCGTCGCTAAAAGACTTGGCACCACCGTACAAGGTTGTACCCGCGCTGATACCGGCGGCGACAACGGCGCCCGTAGTGACCGTGCCTGCGGCAAGGCCACCCCCGATAGCTGTAGCTAGAATTACTCCTGACATAATTTCTTTTGTATTACGGACTCCGGGAGCTCCCGGAAGTCCATGGTATAAACCTCTTTCTCTGCCTCTTCGACGCTCTCTGCATCGGTGCGGTATACGCACGTCCACGTCGTATCCTCGTGGATATATGCCACCCTTTGCGTACCCACCTCAGTGTGTACCACCATAGGTGCCTTGACGCGCTTGACCTCGCCGGTATCCATCAGCAAAGACATCTCGCCCGACATAAAGAAAGACGGGTGGTTCTGCTTGTGGATGAAGCTCACCACGAGCTGCCCCTTGGGCATGAAAATCTCGCGGGTATACATCCCGTTCTCAAGGTGATGGGTGACAGGCATGAGCGCCTGCATCTCCTCGGTATGGTGGTGGGTGGTTTCGTCCAGACCCCCGAGGGCGACCTGCAAATCCTCAATGGATTCCCAAAGCAATCCCCTCTCGGTATGGATGTTATGCAGAATCTCTTCCATCAACATAAAAGTACGGCTTAGCCGGGATACGACTTCATGACCTCCGACCGCGCTACGAAAAGCTCTACAGCCGTAGTATCCTCATTGGTCAGGGTGAAGACGCCGTAGTGCCCGAGCAGGCCATTGGACTCCGCCACTTGGTTCTTGATGCCCACACATAGTGGCGCCACAAGGGCAGGGTCGGGGGCTCCAGCGTTATTGTGGAGGACCTGATTGATGCCCGCCGGGAGGTCGACGTTGATAGCGGTGACCACGCCGGCATAGACCAGCGTATCGTAGCCGAGAGGAGCGGCGTAATAGAAGTAGTCGTTAACGCTGAGGATACTGCCGATGTTTACCGTGGCGGGGAAATCGACCTGACCCGGTGCCGTAACCGTACCTACGCCAATGCCATTGAGGGTGCGTAGGGCGTACTCGTCGGGCTGAGCGGGCGTATTGGTCTCGGTACGCACAAACGCAAACCAGTCGCCCTCCTTCCTCTCAAAGAATCCTACGTCCATAAAGCGCCCGTCCTGCTGGTCGCTGTTCATAACCGCTGCCCAAGGCCGGTTGCCCTCGAGCTGCATAGTCTTGAAAATCTTATTGACGATAGGCTCGTCGTTGAAGACGCTCGTGATGGTGCTGTTGCCCTGAATCCCGTAGAAGTTGTTGCGCACCTCGTTGGTATTGTGGCGGAATAGGTTGCCCCCACTGAACGTATACAGGTACTGGTTCATACCCTGTATCCACTCGGGCTCGTAGGAGTAGAACGAAGGCCACCCCTCAGCAGGCGGGCTATATGTCAGCGTGTAGTTAGGCATTATGGGCAGGGGGTTCCGATGATGGCTACGACACCATTGACGATAGTATGCGGCGTTCCGTTACCGCCGTCGGCGAAGATGTAGACCCCGTCGGGGAGGGCGTCCTCGGCATATTCATCCAAGAAGACCCAGTCGTGTAGGCCCGGGGCGCCAGCCGTACCAGTGACGGGGACATTATAGTACGTGTTGCTTATCGGCGCACCCCCACAAGAGGCTCCAGCGGGAGAGCTCAAGAAGGCAGTAAGCGCAACAGGGCACGCGATATCGAGGGACGCAGTGCCCGTACACGACGCCGGCTCCACGACCTCAATCAAGACATTCGCTGCCGGGGTGGTAATCTTAGGGATAACCATAACGCAGCTCCCGGGGATAGCACCAGTGGTGAAGCTGGCGTCGCCAGCGGCAACGACGACGCTGCTGGTATTGCCCGTATCATAGAAGGCTGTATCGTGCCAGTTGTACTCTGTAACGGCGCCATAAGGCGAGTTAGAAAACAGGGTAGAGGCACACGGGTCGGAGCCATTGCCTAAATACGTTGGGTTTGTAGTCGAGGTAGCCCTGTGATAGCCGTCTACGGGAGAGCTGACAGCGTTGTACACCACACCGTCATACGTGGCTCGTATTCCGTACGGGGTGGCGCGCGGGTCGAAAGTAATGACGACTGCCCCTAGCGTAGCGCTGAGTGCAACCTCAACGGTATACAGCCCCGTAGAAGTCATATTCGTAGGGATGTTCAGCGGGCACGAGGAGACGCAACTGGCACACGCCTGCGTTGTGCCTAGCACCCCTCCGACGGCCTCGCGGTAGAATCCATTCTGCGAGTAATACCCGTCCGGCGCCGGCGTAGTAAGCGCGGCATCGGAGTAGATATTGGTAGACGTGGTTAGCGTAGTTCCGTTTAAGTAGTAGTTAGATATAACTCCCATATCAACATTCGCAATTAGTGATGGTCACCTGCATATATCCTGTCTCACCGGCGACAGCAACGGGGTAGGTATCTGAGCATAGGCTCACCGTACGTTTGCCTGCGATGGTGATGTACGCCGTGGCGCCACCGCACTCGGTGTACTGTACCGTTATGTTCTCGTTATCTGCGTTATACACGTCGTACTGCTGACAGTTGAGGGTGTCGCAAACGCACTCGCAGCAGGCCCCGACTTTGCCGTCAGTGGCATCGAAACAGAGCGCGGTAGGTAGAGCCGAGGAATAGTCCCAGATGAGATACAAGAAGGCCCCGGTGGTGGGCATAGCGAAGTTGCCAGTATACAAGGCCGGCCCTCCGGCAGGGACGATGCCTGTGGCGGGCAAAGCAGCGGAACGCAGCGCCGCGATATCGACAGGGGTATTGGCGTAGTCGATGTCGGTGCGGAGGTAGTAGAACCTGTCGGAGGGGTTGAGGACGTAGTTGTCGTCACCAAACCTATTGTATCGCATCTCCACATCGGCGTTATCGGTGGGTATGATGCCGCCGCCCTGAGGGCCGGAGAACTCCGTGAACTGACTTACCACAGGGGTGGTACTGCCAACTGCAAATTTTATCTGCTGACTATGGAGGGGCGAGTTGAAAACCCCGTCTTCCCATCGGTACTCGTTATGAATCAACTGCCCAGCCTGAGACGGTCTAGTTAGCGTAACGAGTTTGACGGCGACCTCATCGGAATCGGGGCAGTCTACTGTAACCTGCAAGACAAAATCAGGCGTTGGAGTGGCCACAACACCTATCGAAAGGATATTCTCTGTGACGGAATCTTTACTGATAGTAACACTGGTTGGCTCAGGTTCGACGCCGAGGGGTACAATCGTAAACCCACTGGTAGAGCCCAACGTGTAAAATATAACGGCCCTTGTGTCGGGGTCGCGGCTAACGATGGAGTAGTTGATTACTACATCTCCCGTTGTGCTACCGAGGTTGACGCAATAGTTTTGTGTTTCTATGGTGAGCGTGAACGTCTGTGAGGTTCCGCAATCGATACAGCTCGAAACTCCGGGAAGAAGAGTGTCGTTGCTGGCCAATACGTACTCGTTCATATACGGGTCGTATCCGCCGAGCTTCTGGGTATTGAAACCCGCGATAAACTCATCGCGGAACCAACTCCGCATACCGTTCTCACTGATGACCTCAAGCTGCTCCTTCTGCCCATCGCCATAGAGGTGGATGACAGCGCCGCGCTTGGCGTCGGTAAAGAACTTGTGCGGCCCCCACTCGGCAAAGCTCTCGGGGTTGTTACTGATACCGAACTCTTCTACGCGGGCCACCTGCGTACCTAGCACCTGCGGGACAGACGCAACTACGCTCTCGCCCGTAGAGTCGGTAAGCAGGTTCTTGCCCGCCAACACATAGCTAATCTTATCCTCCTGCAACGTGAGGATATCGGTACGCCTACCGAAGAGCTTAGCCACAGGGCCATAGCTGTCCTCTAGCGGCTTGAAGTTGAGCAGGCCAAGGTTGAACTCGTTGAGTTTATTGAGGTTGGTCTCGTCGTTGTATACGCCGCTATAGGTTAGGTCGGCGAATCGGCGAATCTCTTTGTAGTCCTGCTCACTGACGGTGGTGACGCGGTTGCCAAGGGTGATGGGCTTACCGCTAATCGAGTCGCGAATCTTATAGCTCTCGACGCCATTGCCGTATGTGATGCAGTTGAAGAACCCCGTGTCTATGATGGCGTTCTGTGTGGCGCTTTGGTTTTGCAGATTGCCTTGGTGATACCTGTTCTCTGTCACCGCGTCGTAGACGATACCATACGATTCGCTAGACTCATACCACAGGTCGGGGAGGGCGTCCTGCGGCTCGGTTTCGAAGACTAGGGTTTCGTTGGCTGGAGATATTTGAACCCGCGCCTTGATGCAAGCCTTCCTGTTATCAGTCAGCCCAAGGCCGGTGCCCCCACTGCAAGAGCCCGTGCCTTTAACTTGAAATTTAAGACCGCCATCGGTAGTATTAATCCTTATAAATACGGAGGCGTCCTGCTCAGTATCTGCCTGAGCAATTTCCGGAAAAGGAACGCCGGCAGACATTTCATTCTGTACTATTACCGGGTACTCTTGGTCATCCCCGCCCTCAAGGATATTGCTTTCTAGACTAGCCTTGACATCGGGGTCGCCATAAAACCAATCTGTAAAATCAGTATAGTTATTTGTGGCTATAAATGACTCTTCTATTTGTACATACCTTGATTCGCAGGCGTTATTACCATCGCCGGTGCCGTTCCTAGTAGCTTCTATGATAATGGTAATCCTACTTCCGGCACCAATAGCATAGGTAGGTATGTCGTCGATTGAAACATTAGGGATATGAGCAAGACCAATTAAAACGCCTCCAAGAGGACCTCGGCACTTTTTTTCAGAACCTGAGTCGTAAAAAGGAGAGCCAGAATTTACGTTGATATCTGTCTCTGATGAGAGGACAGACATGTATGTCCCCGCCACAGCCGGAACGGTTTCGGCTTCACTCAATTCACCTTTCGCTATTGCGCTTTTTTCTAATACCGTTATGTATTCGCAAGAGGAAATTGCACCTCCGGCGTCAGACTTGATAACATACCTGTCGCCTTTTTCCACCTTAGCGGCTTGCTCTCCTTCTAAGAGGAAATACTTATTGCCGGCAAACTCAAAAAATATCTTAGTGTAAATGGTTTCGTACCCCTCCCGGTCGGGCTTGATAACGAACTTGTATCGCTCTGCCCAATACGGCGCCGGGTTCCAATACGGAATCTGTACCCTCGCTTGATTGCGGAAGACGGAGTCCGAACAAGGAATATGGATTTGGTTGCGGTCGCTAACGAGCGCAGTGCTGGAACGGCCATAGGCGTCCATATACACGATGCCCACCTCGTAGCTGCGATTGCTATGCAGGCTGCGCTGCGACCCCACAGCATAGTAGTTTACGCTAAAGTCACCAATGCCAACGCTCTCGTAAGAGTCGGTGCCGCCACTGGTGTATTTAGGTATTGGGAATAGAAGCCGGAACGTATCGTCGGTGACGACGGTGCCCAGTATAGAATCCCCAATTTGGTTGACGCCCGTGCCCACCAAATTCTGCGGGTCGGGGGTACCCCCGGTAGCTGTTAGGGGGAAGATATTATTCCACGCGTTGGTAAAGATGGACTGGTCGGAGCTCGCGTAAAGAGCCGGGTCGGTCTCAATGTTTGTTGTGGTGCCTAAGCTATTGGAGAACCCGGGGCTGGTACACATATCGGCCAGCGTGTTGTAGTCGGCGTCGACAACATACCTCCAAACAACGGTGGATTCAGGAGTGGTAGAAGTGGGTGATGTACCGGAAACCGTGGTCCAAGACTCATGACTTACCTCCACCGTTATCTCAAAGGTGTCACCTAGCTCCACGTTCTGAAAGTCCGTGATGGTGATTTCCATCGTCAGGTTCGGCGTCAACCCCTGACCGTCGAGCAGGTAGGTGGTGGCGTTCGAGACCTCGGAAGAAACGCTGGTGGCACCAAGCTCTTCCTTGATGTGAGTAACGAAATAGTTGAGGCGGATAGGTACGCCGGGCCTTTCGATGAGGTCGTAGCCCTCGAGGTAGTTTCCGTAGACGAGCCTATTGCCCATCATGGTCTGGGCCTGAGCCAGCCTAGGGACGTTATCGTACAGCCTCAGTATCTCACTCTCCGGGAGGATGGTGAAAATCTTGCTGTTGTCGAACTCGTAGGTGAACGTAGAGTCGTCGGGGATACCGTCTTGCTCCTTATCAAACCGCTCTATGACGCGGACGATGTTGTCGTCCATTTCCTTAAACAAGAGGTCGAAGCCTTTAACCAGATTGCCGCCAGTGTTTATGGTGACCACAGCACTGTTTATCCGGTTCTCCATGCCCTCATTAGTCAGGCTTTCGGGCGCGAAAAAGAAGGGCCCCGCACTAAATGCCGGACCAGTAAACTGTGAGGTAGCGGAATACTCGCGCTCCTCATAGCGGTACCTATACGCGAAGCATATAAAACGCTCCTCCATATAGTTGTTCTGAGAGTTGTCTGCGTCAACAAGCGCCAAAGAGGGTGCGGCAAGTGGCGCTCCTTTAAGCACCATAATCCTTTCTCCCAGCTCGGGGTCGTCGACATAGTTAACGGGCTGAGGGTATGCCGTGGTGACATTGATGCGGCGCGGAGGGTTGTAGTCGTCGGTGAAGAAGAGCAGGTCGTCGACTAGGTCGACACCCGTAATCAAACGTCTGGGATTAAAGTTCAGTGTGGTGCTTCCCCCCACGGTGGGCGAAACGCTTACCACATGGTAGGTAAGCAAATCGGTACGGGTGTTGTACGAGACGATGAGGTCCAGCGGTCGGGCGCCAATTATTACATCGCCGAAAAGGTTGTCGTGGACGAACCAGTACATGGTCTCGTTGGCTCCGTCGGCGTAGGCTCCGATGCAGGTGGCGTTATCGCTCAAGGCCGTGCCCGTAGGGGGGTATAGCAGCGTAGTGAGCTGCGTATTGCCCTTGGTGTTTTCTACCGCCCCTATCTCGGAGTCCTCGGTAGAGCCCATACGGATATTCTGCGCGTCGATATACTCGCCTTGGGGGACAAGGCGCTCGTCGACGCTCTTGTTCATGCGCCCCTTGATGAAGTTCCGTACCAGATTTGCCATTACTTAATCCACTTGTCGCGCCCGCGCATATTCATAAGCAAGCGCCCCGGGTGGATATTGCTCACGCGAATCTTGGCGTTGCGCAGTAGCGCGTTCTTTTTCTTTCGGGCCCGGCCTACGATATACTCTTGCACCCCGAGCTTGGCATCGAGGATAGCGTATTGGATGTATGCGTACACGTATTCCTCAAACAGCTTGTTCACGCTAATCTCAGAGTTATCGCCGCCCTCCATGCCATCGCTGACGTACTCGAGGATGCATAGCTCTCCGGCCATACCGCTGCTGAAGTTGATGACGCCACCCTTCTTGTTGATGCTGAAGGTGGGGTTGGCATTGGCCGTCTCGGTATTGAGGCCATACCGCGCTCCGATAGCCCAATCGAAATACCAGCAGCCCTCGTAGCAATACCCCTCCTCGCCGTTGAGGGGGCTGTTCTCGTTGAGGTATATGCTGCGCTTGGTGCCCGCGATACGCTGCACGTCTACCGTCGAGTCTTGGGGCCTTAGAATCTGTCCGTTCTCGTCGAAGAGGATGCGGCAGTCGTTATCCTGTAGGTATGCAGAACTCCAATTCGTCTGGATATTCTCCGTTAACGGTCGAAGGATTCCGTCCTTATATAGGGAAATGCGCACCCAGTTGACATAGTCGGGAGGGAGCACAAAGCGGAGCGTGTCGCAGACGTCCAGCTCGAGAATCTTAATCTCCTTGAGCGAGTCGTAGTTGAGCTCCTGTATAGCCCGCTTGGCATGGAAGAGAATCTTGTAGCGCTCCTCGTTATTTACCAGCGAGTGGTTGCCGCTGTACATCAACAGGAAGTTGTTGACGATATCCTGTAGCGTAACGTATTGGTAGCTGCCCCAGTTGGCATCCTCTGGGCCTTGAGAAGGGGTCTCGAAATGCCCGTTCTCGTAATACTGGTAGTCTGTTATGTATGGCATTACTGTTGGGCTTCTTCTGCGTTAGCGAACTGATAGACGTCGCCCTCGCGGATGCTCATGCCCGCCAACTGCAAGATGCGATATACCAGCCTTGGCTCGTCATCGATAGGCAACTCGAAATCTTGGTAGTCGGGGGCAGAGGCGTTGAAGACGGGCTCCCCGCCGGCGAGCAGCGCGTTGTACGTCCACTTCGGGTCGAAGGGGTATCGGATGTATTGGGCCTGCACATCGCCTGCGGTATTAAACGTAGCGGGGAAGACAGTGAGGTCGTTAGACTCCACCACGTAAGCGGGGTACTGCGTAGAGGGGGCGGTAAGCAAGGAGTTGTTGAGCATCGTAATGCGGCTGTGACCCACGGCTTCCGCCTCAGCGGAATACGTACCCCCGTTGAGGCATAGCACCTTGTTTAACAGGTAATAGTCGTCACCGGTGGTTGCGAGAGATGGAACGCTGAACGTATTGGGCGGCGCCCCCGGGGTCGTGCTTTGCGCAAGGACGTTGGTGACAGAGAAGATATCGATGGACTCCTGAACGCTCTTGTTCATATCGACGTAATCTGTTCCCGACATGCGGGCGTTCTCCGCATTGATAACCTTATTCAGAAGAGCG